AGAAATGTCAGAGGCGGTTAAAGCATTAACTGACTTATCTAAAACAGCAGATGGTAAAGCAGATCCTACTTTAGCAGTATTAGCTCAAGATGCTAGAAATGTATTTAATAAATTTAGAACTCATATTAGAAAAGAGTATCCTGAACAGTATGTTCAAATTAAAAATTTATTAGATGAAATGTCTACTTTAGGCTCCACTTCATTTTTTACTTCAGGAGGTGAAGGTGAAAACCATAATGGTCCTTCTCCTAGAAAATCAACTTATGGAACTTATACACAAGCAGGATTTAAAAAAGTAAATGAAGGTCCAGGAGCAACTATGGGTCCTGGTCCAAAAGCAGGTCCTGAAGGTGTTATTAAAAATAAATACATAACTGATTTTAAATATAAATTAGTTAATAAAAATAAATTAAATAAGGCAGCTAAAGGTATTGAAGTTAAAAAACTTTGGGAAGATACAGATGTTGAATCTTATTTACAAGATGCTAATATAAACAAATCATCAAACCAAAAATGGGTTGGAGGTAGATTATTAGCATTTGATGAAATAGAAAGAAAGTTAAATGAATTAATTCCTTTAATGCAACAAGCAAAACATGAAACAATGGATTACTACAAACAAAATCCAGATTCATTTAATGTTGTATATGGAACAGATTTAGCTAAAGAATATTTAGACGACGTAATAGAATTATTTAAAAAATAATGGCTACAGTAAATATATCAACTACATCTAGTAATACTTTAGTGACTACAACTGTTAGTTCTGGTACTACTTTAGATTTTGTTATTAATAACCCTTCTCCCGCTACAAGTTATTTCACATTAGAAACTATACCTAATAGTTCTAGTTTATATGATACAAGTTCTCCAAAAAATACCTCAGGTTCATTTACTTTAGACTCTGGACAGTATAGTTTAATACAAAGTGACTATATAGCTTCTGTTATAGTAGACCCAGGAAATACAACTTTAACTTTTGAACCAGCAGCAGATATTCCAGCAAACACATTAAGATTAAGGGGAGTAGGATATGGCCCACAAGAAACAATATCTATCTAAAAAAACATAATATTTATTAACATATGGCAACCTTACAAGAACAATATAATTTAATTAAAGAAGGTAAAGGTGATAAACAACATTTTTTAAAACAAGCTAAATACTTGTTTCCTGAATACGTTACTTCTTTAAATGATTTTGATACTACTGTTCATATTTTGAAAAGTAAAAGTCTTTTATCTGAAGCAGCAGGTGGAGTAGTTACTTTAACTCCTGCTACACCAAACTGGTTTAAAACATTTAATGATAGCCTTAAAGAAGCTGTAGGTGTTAAAAATAAAAAAGAATATGGTGATCAAAACGAATTTGAAAAAATCGACAAAGATGTTCAAAAGACTTTAGACCACCAGTTTGATAATAAAAATAATAAAAATGTTGATAACGTTTATGGTCAGTCATTTTTAATGGGATATTATACAGAAATGAAAGATCCTAAAAATGCTAATAAAACTGTAGATGAATTGAAGCAAATTGTATTAAAAAATATGACTAAAGATGTTAATTATTATCATACAAAAGCTTCATTTGGTGTTAAAGATATTGGATATACTAATGATGTTGTTGGTGGTGGGGAACCTAAAGAACCTAAAGGAAAATATAAATCTTCTGGTTATGGAGATATGCCAAAACCAGTTAAAGAATCAATATATAGAAAATCTTTATTAGAATTATTATCTGAAGATGATATAGAAGAAAATGAAGATACAATTGAAGAAGGACCACTTGATCAACAAATTGCTGCTGCTGAAAAGAAAGTAGAAGATTTAGGAAAACAAAAAGCCGCTGCTGAATTAGCTTTAGCTAACATTAAGAAACAAGCCGCCGATAAAGAATCAGCTATCTAATGAAACAAGTACTCATCGAAACTATCCCTTTCCAGGTATCCCCTAAGCAATTACATGAGGGTATGAGAGCACCTTCTGGTAATCCAATTGTAGAAGGTCCTTTAGCTACCGCTGAAGTTAAAAACGGTAATGGTAGATGGTACGATAGAGAGTTATGGGAAAGAGAAATTAATAAATATCAAGAGATTATTAAAGAAAATAGAGCAACAGGTGAATTAGACCACCCTGAATCCTCTATTATATCCCTTAAAAACGTTTCTCATATTATAAGAGAATGCTGGTGGGACGGTAATAATGTAATGGGTAAAATAGAAATTTTACCAACCGTCTCCGGAAACATTTTAAAAGCACTTATTGATAACGGTGTTACAGTAGGTGTATCATCTCGTGGAATGGGTTCACTTAAGCAAGTAGGTGAAACATTAGAGGTACAAGACGATTTTGAATTACTTTGTTGGGATTTTGTTTCAACACCTTCTAATCCAGGTTCATATATGCATCTTGTTAAAGAAGGTAAAGAAGTACCAACATATCAATACGGTAAAGTTAACACATTACTTTCCGAAATTCTTTGCGCAAACGGTTCTTGCCCTATTCTTTAAACCCTTTGCGTTTTTTAAAAATACCGATATACGTATACCCGACAATATGCCATTAATATATGGCATCGAGATTTATAATATCTATTACGCTTCGACATTCGTCAATAATAAGCGTACTTCCAACACAATTTAATTGAGGAAAAAACTAAAAAAAAGTATGGCAAACAGAGACTTACTCAAAGAAGCCATTGCCGATGCTAAAGCTGTTAAGGAAACAGCCATCGCCAATGCAAAAGCTGCTTTAGAAGAAGCCTTCGCTCCACGTATGCAAGAATTGCTTAAAGCAAAACTAGCTGAAATGGATGAGGAAGACATTGAAGAAGCAGAAGAAATGAAAGAGGAAGAAATCGAGGAAACTTACGAAGTTGAAGAAGCTGATGACGCTGAAGGCTATGAAGGCCAAATGGGCAAGAAAGACTTAGGTGTTAAAGAAGCTGACGACGACGACGAAATGGACCTTGAAGAACTCCTTAGAGAACTAGATGAATTAGAAGAAGATGATTCAGTAATGGAGGGAGAAGATTTAATCAACGATCCTAAAACAGAAACCGCCCACGGAAACGTAGCTGAAGCTGATGAAGAAGAAGCTGACGAAGAAGAAGGTGAAGAAGAAGAAGGTGAAGAAGAAGAAATCGATCTTGAAAACATGGATGAAGATGATCTTAAGAAATTTATCGAAGATGTAATCGCTGACATGGTTGAAGCTGGTGAATTAGAAGCTGGTGAAGGCGCTGAAGGCGAAGAAGAAGATGAAGAAGAAGAAGGTGAAGAAGAAGAAATCATGGAACGTAAAAAGTACGGTGGAAACAAAGGCGACGAAAAACGTGACGACATGAAAAAGAAAAAAGAAGGTCATGGTCGTGGTCCAAAGAAAAAAGATTCCGCTGAAGCTGAAGGTGAAATTGATTACAAAAGAAAAATGAAAGAAAACAAAGAACCAGTAAACGAAATCGTAGGCGCAGCTCTTATAGCTGGCGGTATTGTTTCAGCCCTTGCTGCTTTTGGAGCTTGGAAAGCAAACGCTGATGAAAAGAAAGAAATTGCTGCTTTAGCTGCAAAGTATGAAAAAGAAGGAATGAAACCTGAAGTAGCTGCTGAAAAAGCTGTAGCATTTGTTAAAAAAGGTGGTCCTGATTACAAAGACGCTAAAGGCGGTTTTTCACCAGGAAGTAATCTTGAAGAAGAGTTAAATGAAGCTTATAACACCATTAAAACTATTAAGGAAGAATTAGCTGAGGTTAACTTATTCAACGCAAAACTTCTTTACACTAACAAAATCTTCAAATCTAAAAACTTGACCGAAGGTCAAAAGGTAAAAGTATTAGCTGCTTTTGATAAAGCTGCTAGTGTTAAAGAAGCTAAATTAGTATTTGATACTTTGAATGAAGGATTTAAATCTAAGAAAGCTCCTGTAAATGAATCATTAATCCATGGTGGTGCTTCTAAAGTAGCTGGTGTAGTTACTAAAAAGCCAATTATGGAAGCTAATGATCAGGTTGCTAGATGGCAAAAATTAGCCGGTATTAAATAATTTAACAAAAACAAAAAATAAAAACAAAAATGTCACAAGTACAACAATTATTAGAGAGCGCTGCTGGTTCATGGAAGAACTTGCAAAGCGACGCTGCCAGATTAGCCGGGAAATGGGCTAGAACTGGCTTATTGGAAGGCTTAGACGAGGTTAACAAAAACAATATGTCTGTATTGTTGGAAAACCAAGCTAAGCAATTAGTAACTGAAGTCAATACTGTTTCTTCAAACTCTTACTTCACTTCAGGTGGAGAGGGTGAGAACTGGGCTGGTATTGCTCTTCCATTAGTACGTAAAGTATTCGGTACTATCGTAGCTAAAGAATTTGTTAGCGTTCAGCCAATGAACATGCCTTCAGGTCTTGTATTCTTCTTGGATTTCCAATATGGTAACACTAAGAATCCTTTCACTGCTGGTCAGTCATTGTACGGAACTAGAGACACTGCTTCTCAATTCCCATTCTCAACTCCAGCCGCTGCTGGTGGTTTATATGGTGGTCCAGAAGGTCGTTTCACTTACGCTACTAACCAATTCTCAGCTTCTGTTCCTTTCACAGGATCTATCGGAGGTGGTACTTTACCAACTATCGCTGCTGGAACTGGTTCTATCGTTACCGCTTCTTGGGCTGACTTGAATTTCGATTCAGATTATTCAGCTTCTGTAGTTGCTAACGGTATTTACAAAGTAACTGTAGCTACTGCTTCTGTATTAACTTCATTCGATCAGGATGCTGTTCGTGGTTTCGTAGTTTCAGGTTCAGCTGATGGTGGTGCTTTCGCTCCAGCTAACTTGTTATCTCAATTCACTACTTACAACTACACTGCTGGTACAGTTTCTTTCTACTACACAGCTTCTACTACAGCTACTTGCTCTGGTTCATTCACTGTATTCTATCAGAAGTCAACTTCCCAAGATGGATTGAATGTAACTTCAGGTAACAACGGTGGTTCTGGTTTAGTATCTGGTCGTGGTGATTTCGAAGCTGATGGTGCTTTCTCAGTACCTAACGCTGCTTCTGCTTCTCAAATCGTTATCCCTGAGATCAACGTTAAGATGCAGTCACAAGCTATCACTGCTAAGACTAAGAAATTGAAAGCTGTATGGACTCCTGAGTTCGCTCAAGACTTGTCAGCTTACCAAAACATCGATGCTGAAGCTGAATTGACTAACATTATGAGTGAGTACATTTCAATGGAAATTGATATGGAAATCTTGGATATGTTGATCGAAGATGCTGCTGCTGCTACTGAGTACTGGTCAGCTAATAACAACGAAGTTATTAACAACGCTGGAACTGCTTTCACTACAGCTGCTTCTCCATTCTACAACACTCAAGGTCAGTGGTTCCAAACTTTAGGAACTAAGATCCAGAAAGTATCTAACAAGATTCACCAGTTAACTTTACGTGGTGGTGCAAACTTCTTAGTAACTTCTCCAACTATCGCTACTATCTTGGAATCAATCCCAGGATTTGCTTCTACAAACAACGGTGATGCTGCTCAAGAAGAGTACGCATTCGGTGTACAGAAAGTTGGTTCAGTTAACGGTCGTTACAAGGTTTACAAAAACCCATACATGACTGAAAACTTGATCTTAATGGGCTATAGAGGTTCACAATTCTTGGAAACTGGTGCTGTATTTGCTCCATACATTCCATTGATCATGACTCCATTGGTTTACGATCCTGATACCTTCACTCCTAGAAAAGGTCTCTTGACTCGTTACGCCAAGAAGATGTTACGTCCTGAATTCTATGGTAAGATTTACGTTAGTGGCTTGAACACTTTGTAATCTAATCCAAACGGATAAACATTAAAAGAGCCCCGCGAAAGCGGGGCTTTTTGTTTTTACTGTTATATTTATAATTATATGTTTAATATATTTGAGGAGTTAACTTGGCAACAATTTAGTAAATTACCTAAAATAGCTAAATTATCCCTTAATGAACAAATAACATATTATAACCAATATATATCAGATTTATCTATAGCGAGATTAAATTGGATAGATTATCAAAATAAAGGACCTCGTATTCCTACAATTCAAAATATTGGATTGTTAGCTCAAGAAGAGTTTGATCCTGTTGATAATGATTATTTTTTAATTCTTCAAGAAGATGGATCTGGAATTTTTGTAACAGCTTTAATATAACATGCCAAATTTACCAATATCAGGATTACCAACAGGTAATACTTTAGACGGAACTGAACTATTTGCTATGGTTCAAGATGGAGTAACAAAACAAACATCTTTAAATTCACTTTATACTAGTTTATCTAGTAATTATGGTTTATTTAATCAAACAGGTGATAGTACTCCTGTTTTAGGTAATGCCCCAACAGGTAGTTTAATAGATGGAGGTGCAGGTACCTTATCAGTTCCTGCTAATGGATTTAAAGTAGGAGATGCTTTTACAGCTAATTTTCATGGTAAATTAACTGCTGTACAAAACCACACTCTTGAAATCCATATTGAATCAGATGGTACAAATCTTGCAGACACAGGTGTTATTACTATGCCTAATGTCACTAATAAGGATTGGACATTAAATATAGATTTTTCAATTAATGCAATTGGAGCAGCTGGAGTAGCTGAAATTGCTTCTGCAGGTACATTTACTTTTAGAACAAATTCTGCTGGTGATGTTGTGACTGAAATTTTTAGTTCTGTCAATAATACTACCTTTGACACTACTATAGATAACACATTAGTAGTTAAGGCAATCTGGGCCAATTCAAACGCAAGTGATTCAATTTACTCTCGAATCTTTACTCTAAGAAAAACATACTAATTTGTTTTCACAATATTTATAATAAACAATAAGTTTAACTAATGTTCTTAAACAATGGCATCAAGACCACACACCGATGAGGTGCATAGACAACAACGAGTGATAAAAAATCCTATTAAATTCAAAATTCAATTAAACGAAGAACAAAAATTAGCTAAAGAAGAAATATTAAATAATACATTAACTCTTTTAGCAGGTTCCGCCGGTTCAGGTAAAACGTTATTAGCTGTTCAAGTGGCTTTAGATGGTCTCATAAGAAGACATTATGAGAAAATTATCATTACAAGACCAACAGTATCAAAAGAAGAAATTGGATTCTTACCAGGTGACTTAAGAGAAAAAATGGATCCTTGGATTCAACCTATCTATCAAAATATGTATGCTTTATATGATAAAGATAAAGTAGAAAAATTAATTGAAGATGGCAAAATAGAAATTGTACCTTTAGCATTTATGAGAGGTAGAACATTCTTAGATGCTTGTATTATTGTAGATGAGGCTCAAAACGTTACCCACGAGCAAATGGAAATGATAGCTACCCGTATTGGTTTACGAAGCAAAATGATTATTTGCGGAGATGACCACCAGGTAGACTTAAAAGCAAAACGTGATTCTGGTTTTAGATTCTTATACACAGCCGCTCGTAAAGTTAAAAATATGGCAGCAATTACTTTAAAACAAAATCATAGAGACCCGATTGTATCAGACTTGATAAATATTTATGAAGAAGCAGCAGAAAAAGGATTAACTTTAGGTACATCAGGAACTAACGGAACTTCAAAAAGATAGAACGTTCCCATATCCTTTTAATATTTATAACTAAAAGGTATGGCAACTTTTACTTCCCAAATATACGAAATTTTAAGTTTAAACGGAGACGATGTAGGATCTTCTGTAGTTAATACTATTACTAATGTTAATTATGTTGATAATAGAATCTTAAGTGTCCCATCAGGATCAGTAACAACTTTATTTTCATTTGATTCTGTACCGGGAGCCGGTACTTTTGTAACAAGTAGTGTAAAATATGTTAGAGTAACAAACAATTCTACTACAACTCCTATTCAATTAATTATATCTTCTTCAACAGAAGCTATGAGTTATTTAATAACTACTGGAAGTTCATATATGATGTCTTCAACCCAAATGACTGGAAGTACAAGTGGTTTATCTTTTGATAGTATTAAATCTGTAAAAGTAGAACCATCTGGAAGTTCTGCAAGTATAGAATATTACATAGTAACAACCTAATAAATTATGGCATCTACAGTAATTCCAATTTGGCCCGGCTCAGCATCCTTTGTTCAAGTATCTGCTTCTTATTATGGAACAGGTACGTGGCCACCTCCTACCCCATTTGGGTTTTATGACAATGATACCCAATTCCAAACCGATGCTAACAAAGTTTCTAACTTTTGTGCTTTGCACTTAGGTTATCCTATTGAAAACGTCGAATTACAAGATATTAACTTTTTTGCTGCTTTTGAAGAAGCAGTAACTGTATATGGAAATGAATTGTATGCTTTCCAATTAAGAGATAATTACTTATCTTTAGAAGGTGCTTCTGATAGAATTGATGTAAATAATTCTGTATTTACTCCTACAATGGCTTCTATTGTTAGATTATCTCAACAATATGGTGAAGAAGCAGGTGTTGGAGGTAATGTAACTTGGTATAAAGGTAGATTAACCCTAGTACCAGGCCAACAAAAGTATGATTTAGCAGCTTGGGCAGAAGCCGAAGGTATAACCGGAGGTATAGAAATTAAAAATGTTTGGTATCAACCACCACCCGCAGTTAATCAATTATATTCTACTTCTTTACTAACTGGACAAGGTGGTTTAGGAGGTGTTCCTGCTGCTGGTTTATATGGATTTGGATATGGATATGCTAATTATTTAATGATGCCTACAAGCTTTACTATGCAAAACATTCAAGCAATTGAAATGCAAAACCAAGTAATGCTTTCAAATTATACTTTTAACATTGTAGATAATGTACTATCAGTATTCCCTGTTCCAGGAACAGGATTTGCTGATGATGGAATTGATGGTGGAGCTAATTTATATTATGGTGAATATTTAATATTTGACTTTATTAAAATACAAGATAGAATTGATGCTGCTTTTGCAAACGGTACAAACAAAATTACCAATACATCAGATGCTCCTTATTTAAATCCAACTTATTCTAAAATTAATTCAATTGGTAGAAGCTGGATATTCGAGTACACTTTAGCTAAAGCTAAAGAAATGCTAGGCTTAACTCGTAACAAATACTCTCAAATTCCTATTCCAGGAGCTGAAGTAACACTAAATGGTGATTCTTTAGCTACACAAGGTATTACTGAACAAGAAACTTTAATTACAAGATTAAGAGAATATTTTGATCAAACTTCTCGCCAATCATTACTTGAAAGAAGAGCAGCGGAATCAGCAGCACGTGTACAAGAAATCAACCAGGTACCAATGACAATTTTTATAGGATAATATGGCACTATACGGACAAATGAGGGATATTAGTATGTTTCGATTCATGAATCGTGAATTGATGCATAATATTATTTCTCAACAAGTAGTATATTATAAATGTAATGTTGGTGAAACAGTAACTAATATGTATGGTGAAGCTTCACAAGGTAGAATATTTAATGAACCTTTACTTATATTCTCTTTAATTGATAGATCAGGACAAACATCACCAATTTTAGATGAACAGATAGGATTTAATTGGCCTATAACTTTTAGATTTCTAAGAGATGATTTAGTAGATGCTAATTTAGTTCCTGAAGTAGGAGATTTCATAATGTGGAGTAATGGATATTGGGAAATTGATAACACAGAAATTAATCAATTATTTGTAGGAAAAGATCCACAATATCCTTATTTAGATGATAATGATAATAACCCATACGAAACAGACCTAGGAGAATTCGGTTATAACGTATCAGTTATATGTTCTGCCCACTATGTACCAGCTGATAGAGTTGGTATAATAAATCAAAGATTATAATGCCAATAAACGGAAGAAAACCAATACCAGCAACCCAAAAAGAGTTAAGTATAGCTCAACATGTTCCTTCTTTTCCTCAAGAAGGCAATCCTAACTTATCGTTAGATACAAAAAATAGAGCGTTACAAACCTCATTTAAAGGTGATAACACAAAGCCCTTTAGTATAGGCATACAAGACATTGATGAGGCTATTTTCTATTATATGAGAAATGTTATTAAGCCTTTTACAGTTCAAAATGGCCAAAGAGTAGAGGTTCCTGTGTTATATGGAGATCCTGAAAAATGGAAATCCTATCAAAAAGATGGTTACTTAAGAGATTTAAAGGGTGCTTTAATGGCTCCTTTAATTATGTTTAAAAGAACAAACATTGAAAAAAATAGAAGCATCGCTAATAAATTAGATGCTAACTCACCTTACAATTATGGTGTATTTACTAAAAAATACAACCCTAAAGAAATATATGATAATTTTAAAGTATTAAATAACAGAGCACCATCTAAAACATATTATGCTGTAGTGATGCCTGATTATTTAACTGTCACTTACTCATTTATAGTTTTTACATACTATGTAGAACAACAAAATAAAATAATTGAAGCTATAGAATATGCTTCTGACTCATACTGGGGAGATCCAGAACGTTTTAAATTTAAAGCTATGATAAATTCTTTTGGTTTTCAAACAGAATTAGCAGAAAGTAGTGAACGAATTGTTAGAAGTACATTTGATTTAACATTAAACGGATATATAATACCAGATACAATTCAAAAAGACATGAACGCAACTAAAAAATACTCTGAAGGAGCAAAAGTAATATTTTCAATTGAAGCTACAAATAATCAAGATATTTTTGATGGAAATGTAGAAGGTGGAAGAATTGTAACTGAAGATCCAAACGCTAAAAGAGCTTCAAATAGATCAACCTCAGTCGGATAAGGCCAATATTTATAGTAAACAATAATGGCTAAAGTTAGATTCCTTGATCAGGTACCAGTAGGGGTTTTCCAAGCGGATACAGCAGGAAGTGGTAATGGTACTATTGATATATATTATACTGGGTCACTAGTTAAATCTAGTGCTCCTTTTATTAATTTTACAGGCTCAGTTGATGCTTATACAGATATTATTTCTTCAACAGAAGGAGTAACAGTCTTTATATCAGGTTCAGGTATAGGTTTCCCATTTTCTGGTTCAGCAGTAATTACCGGCTCATTAGTAATCTCTGGTTCTTCCCAACCTATTATAATTCAAACTTTACCATATGAAGCTAGTCCTTCATATGTTGTAACTTATATACCTGCTACTGGAGAAGTAGAATATTCTGATATGCCTTCATCTGGAACATCAGGAACTTCAGGTAGTTCAGGAACATCTGGCTCATCAGGCTCAAGTGGAACTAGTGGTTCATCAGGAACTTCAGGTAGTTCTGGCTCTAGTGGAACTTCAGGTAGTTCCGGCTCTAGCGGAACTTCAGGTAGTTCTGGCTCTAGTGGAACCTCAGGTTCATCAGGAACCTCAGGCTCATCAGGAACCTCAGGCTCATCTGGTTCAAGTGGAAGTTCAGGCTCAAGTGGTACCTCTGGTTCAAGTGGAACTAGTGGTTCATCTGGAACTTCAGGTTCATCAGGATCTTCAGGTACATCTGGTTCTTCAGGATCAAGCGGAACTAGTGGCTCATCTGGCACTTCAGGTAGTTCAGGAACTAGCGGAAGTTCAGGTTCATCAGGTACCTCAGGTTCAAGTGGTTCTTCTGGTACTTCAGGTATAGATGGTACCTCTGGCTCATCAGGCTCAAGTGGTACATCAGGCTCATCTGGTACATCAGGCTCATCAGGAACTTCAGGTTCAAGCGGTTCATCAGGAACAAGCGGAAGCTCAGGCTCTAGTGGAACAAGTGGCTCTTCAGGAACCTCTGGTTCAAGCGGAACAAGTGGTTCATCAGGTTCATCTGGTACTTCAGGCAGTTCAGGCTCAAGCGGAACAAGCGGTTCTTCAGGAACATCTGGTTCAAGTGGCTCATCAGGAACAAGCGGAAGCTCAGGTTCAAGCGGAACAAGTGGTTCATCAGGTTCATCAGGTACTAGTGGTTCATCAGGATCGTCTGGCACTTCAGGTATAGATGGTACTTCTGGCTCATCAGGATCAAGTGGTACATCAGGCTCAAGTGGTTCAAGTGGAACATCAGGCTCATCAGGAACATCAGGTAGTTCTGGTACAAGTGGAAGTTCAGGAACAAGTGGCTCAAGCGGCTCATCTGGAACTTCAGGTAGTTCAGGCTCATCTGGTACTTCAGGTATAGACGGAACATCAGGTAGTTCTGGTACTAGCGGTTCATCAGGTTCTTCAGGAACTAGCGGAAGTTCAGGTAGTTCTGGCACTTCAGGTTCATCAGGCACTTCAGGTAGTTCTGGTACTTCAGGTTCAAGCGGTTCATCAGGAACAAGCGGAAGCTCAGGTAGTTCTGGAACTAGTGGTATAGATGGAACTTCTGGTTCATCTGGTACTTCTGGTTCATCAGGAACATCAGGTAGTTCAGGCTCATCTGGTACTTCTGGTTCATCTGGTTCATCAGGAACTAGTGGTTCATCTGGAACTTCTGGTTCTAGTGGAACTTCAGGCTCAAGCGGTTCATCAGGAACCTCAGGTAGTTCCGGTTCAAGTGGTACATCAGGCTCAAGCGGAACAAGTGGTTCATCAGGAACATCAGGCAGTTCCGGTTCAAGTGGCACATCAGGAAGTTCAGGCTCAAGCGGAACAAGCGGTTCTTCTGGCACTTCAGGCTCATCAGGTTCATCAGGCACTTCAGGTTCTTCAGGATCCTCTGGTACTTCAGGTTCTAGTGGCACTAGTGGTTCATCAGGAACATCAGGCTCATCAGGTTCAAGCGGTACATCAGGTTCAAGCGGATCTAGTGGTACATCAGGTTCATCAGGAACTTCAGGCTCATCAGGTACAAGTGGCTCTTCAGGCAGCTCAGGTACTTCAGGTATAAGTGGTGTAAATGGAACATCAGGTTCTAGTGGTACATCAGGCTCAAGTGGTTCATCAGGAACCTCTGGCTCAAGTGGTTCATCAGGAGAATCAGGCACTTCTGGTTCTTCAGGCTCAAGTGGTACATCAGGCTCAAGCGGCAGTTCAGGTACCTCAGGCATATCAGGTGTTAATGGTACTTCAGGTTCATCTGGTACCTCAGGTAGTTCTGGTTCATCAGGAACTAGTGGTTCAAGCGGAAGTTCAGGAGAATCAGGTACTTCTGGTTCTTCAGGATCAAGTGGAACATCTGGCTCAAGTGGTTCATCAGGAACATCTGGCTCAAGCGGCTCTTCAGGAACATCTGGTTCAAGCGGTACATCAGGCTCAAGCGGCTCATCTGGCACTTCAGGTTCCAGTGGAAGCTCAGGAACTTCAGGCTCATCAGGCTCATCAGGTACAAGCGGCTCTTCAGGCAGCTCTGGTACTTCAGGTATATCAGGTGTAAATGGTACATCTGGCTCAAGCGGAACAAGCGGTTCATCAGGAACTAGCGGTTCAAGTGGTTCTTCAGGAACATCTGGTAGCTCAGGTTCATCAGGTACAAGTGGTTCTTCAGGAACATCTGGCTCAAGCGGTTCATCAGGCACTTCAGGTAGCTCAGGTTCAAGTGGAACAAGTGGCTCTTCTGGAACTTCAGGTTCAAGCGGAACAAGCGGTTCATCAGGAACATCTGGTAGCTCAGGTTCATCAGGAACAAGTGGCTCATCTGGTTCAAGCGGAACAAGCGGTTCATCCGGTACTTCAGGTTCATCAGGTACATCAGGCTCAAGTGGTTCTTCAGGCACCTCAGGTAGTTCAGGCTCATCAGGTACAAGTGGCTCAAGCGGAACTTCAGGTTCAAGCGGTTCATCAGGAACAAGTGGTTCATCTGGTTCATCAGGAACAAGCGGAAGCTCAGGTATAAGTGGTGTTAATGGAACAAGTGGTTCATCTGGTACTTCAGGCTCCAGTGGAAGTTCAGGAGAATCAGGGACTAGTGGTTCATCAGGAACTTCAGGTAGTTCAGGTTCTTCAGGAACATCAGGCTCATCAGGAAGCAGTGGAACATCTGGATCATCAGGTACAAGTGGCTCTTCAGGAACATCTGGATCAAGTGGCTCAAGCGGAACAAGTGGTTCATCAGGATCATCAGGAACTAGTGGTAGCTCAGGCTCAAGCGGAACTTCAGGTTCAAGTGGAACAAGCGGTTCATCTGGTACTTCAGGTTCATCAGGTTCTTCTGGAACTTCTGGATCAAGTGGTTCTAGTGGAACCTCTGGCTCTTCAGGTACAAGTGGCTCAAGCGGAACTTCAGGATCAAGCGGAACAAGCGGATCAAGTGGTTCATCAGGTACTTCTGGCTCATCAGGAAGCAGTGGTACATCAGGTATAAGTGGTGTAAATGGTACTAGTGGTTCTAGTGGAACCTCTGGTTCATCAGGCACCTCAGGTAGTTCAGGTAGTTCAGGAGAATCAGGAACAAGTGGTTCATCAGGTTCTTCAGGAACATCTGGTTCATCAGGTTCTTCAGGAACATCTGGATCAAGCGGATCAAGCGGAACTTCAGGTTCTTCAGGAACATCAGGCTCATCTGGAACTTCAGGTTCTTCAGGCACAAGCGGTTCTTCAGGATCAAGTGGTACTTCAGGATCTAGTGGTTCAAGCGGAACAAGCGGTTCTTCTGGAACTTCAGGTTCTTCAGGAACATCTGGATCAAGCGGTTCATCAGGAACATCTGGTTCTTCAGGTTCTTCAGGTACTTCAGGTTCATCTGGAACATCTGGTTCTAGTGGTACTTCAGGTTCATCAGGCTCATCAGGTACTAGTGGTTCATCAGGATCATCAGGTACATCAGGTATAAGTGGTGTAAATGGAACAAGCGGTTCTTCTGGAACTTCAGGTTCATCAGGTACATCAGGAAGCTCTGGTTCATCAGGAACTAGTGGCTCAAGCGGTTCATCAGGAACATCAGGTTCTTCTGGTACATCAGGTAGCTCAGGCACAAGTGGCTCTTCAGGATCAAGCGGAACAAGCGGTTCATCTGGATCAAGCGGAACAAGCGGTTCTTCTGGAACTTCAGGTTCTTCAGGAACATCTGGTTCTAGTGGTACCTCAGGCAGCTCAGGCTCATCAGGTACATCAGGTTCATCAGGATCAAGCGGAACTTCTGGTTCAAGTGGAACTTCTGGAAGTTCAGGTACTTCTGGTTCTTCAGGTTCAAGTGGAACATCAGGTTCTTCAGGATCAAGCGGTACAAGCGGAAGTTCAGGTACATCCGGCTCATCTGGTACTAGTGGATCATCTGGTTCAAGTGGTACTTCAGGTATAAGCGGTGTTAATGGAACAAGTGGTTCAAGTGGAACTTCTGGTTCAAGTGGTACAAGCGGTTCATCTGGTACATCAGGCTCATCAGGCTCCTCAGGTACTTCAGGTTCTAGCGGATCAAGCGGAACTAGTGGTTCATCAGGCACTTCAGGATCAAGTGGTACATCAGGTAGCTCAGGTTCATCAGGTACAAGTGGCTCTTCAGGTTCTAGCGGAACTAGCGGGTCCAGTGGAACTAGTGGATCTAGTGGAACATCAGGCTCATCAGGTTCAAGTGGAACATCAGGCTCATCAGGT